TCATTCGCACCGTGGGAGGATTCACGCAGAGATCCACCAGATGCGTTCCGACGAAGGGGGAACAGTAACAGGAAGATTTAGTTACAGTAATCCTAATTTACAGCAGATACCAGCACGACACGCTATCCTCGGCCCACTGATCAGAAGTATATTTATACCTGAGAAAGATTGTAAGTGGGGTATCTTTGATTACTCGCAACAAGAACCACGGCTCGTGGTACACTATGCAAGTTTAAAAAATTATATGGGTGCAAATAAATTCGTCGACTCGTATCAAGAAGATGATGAAACAGACTTTCACCAAATGGTATCTGACTTGGCTGACATACCACGTAAACAAGCGAAGACAATTAATCTTGGTTTATTTTACGGTATGGGTAAGGGTAAGTTGATGTCACAACTTGGTGTGGACCAAGAAACTGCTGAAGAATTATTAGCTGGTTATCACGAGCGTGTACCATTTGTAAAAAAATTGATGATGGACACAATGCGTAAAGCTGGTGACAAAGGTTTTTTATCGACGATAGAAGGTAGAAGATGTCGTTTTGATCAATGGGAACCAGTTAATGAGTGGGGCAAAAAAGCACTGCCCTTACCTGATGCTCAACGTGAATACGGCGAACATAGTATTAAAAGAGCTTGGACCTACAAAGCATTAAACCGCTTAATACAAGGGTCTGCAGCTGACCAAACAAAAAAAGCAATGCTTGAGTTGTCTAAACAAGGCTACACGGCGCACATACAAGTGCATGATGAATTAGATTTTTCTGTTGCGAATGAACAGGATAAGAATAATATTAAAGAGATCATGGAACATGCAATTGAATTACAAGTGCCAAATAAAGTAGACGTTGAAATGGGTGACAACTGGGGCGACGCTGGTGATTAAGATCTGGGTTTTATTTGTATTTCTATCTTTACCTGACAGTCCAGGTATTAAACACATTAGTGAGATTACTTATTCCGAGCAAGAATGTATAGTGAAGAAAGAACTTAAATCAGTGTACACGGAGCAGTGGGCATTGAAAAACGGTATTGAGCAGTTTTATTATGAAGTAAAATGTGTAGAAACTATGATGTTTAATACATTAGGTACTTGACACTCCCACTTTATTAGTATATATATACAATTAAATGAGAACATTGCAAGGTTCTCAGAGTATGGCTGAACAACTGTAACAAGGTAGTAAGGCACACTTGAGGAAAGCTATGGGCAAATGCCTGAAGGGTCCAAGGGTGGTTCTGAAGTACTAGTTAAACTCATAAGGTTTGATTTGTCGGGAAAAGGTTGGGGGTAGTCAAAGAATCCCCCTACTCACAAGAAGGAGAAAGAAATGACTGTACTAAAAAAAGATTACGAAGCTGTATTTAAAGAAGGCTTCAAGCTTGGTACTAGACTAGCTAGGGCCAAGATAAATTTAATGCGTGCTAATGATTCACGTATGATTAACGATGAGCCAATGATGAAGCATTACCAGGAGTATGCTGAGACATGGACGAAACTCGCTAAAAATTGTGGGCGTAAGTTTACACCACCCGTGGCTCACTCAACAAGTCAACCTTCCATTGATCTTGGTGACGTCGAGTTATTGAATCACAAGTACGATGATAAACCAGAGGATGAGGATGGATATCAAAAAGTTCAAGTCGGTGGCAGTGGCCATTGAGACGTATAAAATATTAAAGAAACTTGCTGCACTGGATGATCGGTCTGCAGGAATGGAGATAACACATTTAGTAAAGCAAGAAGCAAAGAAGAGAAAGATACATGAGAAAGAAACTTAGTTTGATACAACGTTTAACAGATGAGTTTTTTCGTTTACGACCTAAGGTAAGACGTGATCCACGGACCAAGGAACACTTATTGGTTCAACACAGATACCGTAGGGTAGAAAATATATTAAGAAAAAGGTATGGTGATTTATACATCATGACTATCATGAATGTCGGCACCATCGTTATAGATGAGAAAGGAGAAGAACATGATATGTTTCAATTGCAAAGGGAATGGATTTCTAAGAATAAGTTGGGAAGGAGAACAAAGCATTGAACAATGCAAAGTATGTAACTCGTCGGGCGAAGTTAAGGATGATGAACACTATAACCAGTCTTGGGACGACGGCTCAGGGTCATGCAGCGTATACTACGGTCCGCCACTTGACGTCGAAGGAGATGAAGGCTTTAAAAACTACAAGATTTACCCCATCAAGGCCAGTGATCGTTTTTAAAGGAGAACCACCTTTTTAGTTGCGTAAGTAACAAATTTGTACTATCTTTCGGGGCGAGAAATATTTTTTTCATTTTTCACTCCCGAGAAGGAGCCTTGTTAAGACCCCAAGCGTCATACGAGGCTCCACTAAATGAAAGGATGGTATGAAACACGAAGAAATATTAAGACAAAGAGACCTGTTAGACACGTTGCTCGCCTCACGGCTCGGGCAATACGATCGCATTAAAAATATGCAAATCATGGACTCCATTTATTTTAAAAAGAAATTGCCCAAGAATGTGGTGCTTTTTCCGTTGCAAAGGATAAAACGCTATGTACACAACACTGCCAACAAGCCCAATAAGAACAGTAAAAAAGTGTAACAAATGTCCGAACTTCCATGTGGAGTTCTTTAATACCAAATTCAACAGAACCTATACGCCTGAAGAATGGGAGCAAATTGTTACAGAAGGTAGAGAAGCATTAGATAAAGCTTTACGATTAGTGCGTGAAGACCCTAAGTTTTTTAGTTAAATCGCTATCTCTATAGATGTTTTCTACCAAGTAGTTTTACATTTTATTTTATTAGACTACCAAGTAACAAGGTAACAAGGTAACATACAGCAGAATACTTACCTTTTTTGTTACTTACAAGGTATTTTATAGGTAACAAGAAGTAACAAATATACAAAGAAAACTCGATTTTGCTAGGTTTTACAATAAAAATATATTATCTTAGAAAAAACATCTATTGAAATGAGTGAATTAGAAGAAGTAAAACTACCAGATGCATTATCAGATGCATTGTTTGATAGAAACATTACACAGAAGCAGCGTAAGTTTATTCTGTTGTACGTCCATTCCGAAGGTTTAAAAACTGGCACACAATGTGCAATAGAAGCTGGGTATGCAGCTGGTTCTGCAAAAGTCAGAGCTTCAGAGTTACAAAACCCAGATAGATATCCATTGGTTGCAAAAGCAATTGATGCAGAGAGGCGTGCATCAGTAGAAAGATACAAATGCAGTCAGGAACGATCTTTATCTACATTGGCAAGAATCAGGGACGCAGCGTCAGCTGCTGGTAATTATAATGCTGCCGTAGCTGCAGAGACCAGGCGTGGTCAGATAGCTGGTTTGTATGTTGACAAAAAAGAGATTCTTACAGGTACAATTGATTCAATGTCTAGAGATGAGGTAGAGAAAAAGTTACAGGAACTGAAAGAACAATACAGTATTGAAACTACTTTTGAAGAAGTAAAAGAATTAGAAAATAAGTCTTGACTATCTAATTAGTTGGGAGTATATAGGTTTTAGAAAGAGAGGAAGTATGGAAACGAAAGAGGATTTTATTAGAGAAGTAAGAGAATTACTTAATGCTAATGAAAAAGTTGTTCATGTAGAATTAAATCAAATTGTTGATATGGTACATGAGCTTGTAGAATCATATAGATATTAAAAAGGAGAAAGTTATGCATATAGATAAATACGTAGTGAATAACATTGGTACGAAGTGGACTAATGGTAAAGATAAAAAGAATTGTATACTGGATAGTCTTGACGGTATTGATGGTATTGAACTTAAAAAGTTAGTTCCGTTATTAGATCAGTGGTTTGAAACTGTTACTGGTGGTTGGTCTGATAAAACTGTTGAGTTAATAATTAATGTAAAGGAGAATGATAGAAAATGACAAGTTATAGAGAGGGGCCAATGAGCCCTTTACAAATGTTAAAAACAGTCGCTGGTATTTGTAAGACTAACGCTAAAATGAATTGGGATAACACTGGTCAAACACCAGAAGATGAGTTTAAATTTATTGCTAACATGATAGATTCTTATGTTTCAGAATTAGACAAAGGTAGTGAGGGAGCAAATCAAGATGACTAGAGAGCAGTTGTTTTGGAATCGTGTAGGTTGGTTACGACACGCCATGATTACAGCAGAACATTTTGAATTTAGAATATTGTGGTATTGGAAGCTACAAGATTTAATGAGAAGACAGCCATGAGGTACGATATAATAATTGGTTTGTTGATTTTAGGTGGATTGAAACCACTGATCATTGCAATATTTGTTTTGTGTTGCTTGTTATACATTCTATGATCCCATAGCTCAGATGGTAGAGCAAATCACTTTTAATGATTGGGTCGTAGGTTCGAATCCTACTGGGATCGCCAAGTGAAACCAGAGTCAAAATTATGGCAAATGGTTAAGAAGAACATACCAGATGTCCATTGGACTAGGTTGGAATCTTGGGCTATGCCAGGTGTACCAGATGTTTACGGCATCCAGGAAGGTGTAAGTGTTTTCGTGGAGTTGAAAGTAACTCGGAGTAATAAAATTAATTTATCACCCTTCCAACAAAACTGGCTTTACAACCATTATTTGCATGGTGGACGAAGTTTCATTATGCTTCAGCACCTCGAACAAAGGTTACTGCGTGTTTTTCCGAGTTCCATTCTCCATTCCGCATTCTCCATTAACAGCGAACCGCAGTTAAAAGTCAGTTACACAGGACCTGCAGCTGGTGCAGCCTGGGCACGGGTGTCAGAGTTCCTTCTCCATTCTCCATTAGCCGAGAAACCCGAAGATCCGCCACTATAGTTGTGGGATGACAGTCTTCCCTGGTAGCTGCTGCATCTCCATCTGCATTGTAGACCAATGGCTTTTGGTAGGGAATGTAGTAACAGGAGTCAGGTGCAGACCGTGCCAGGAAGGTTGTGTGGTAAATAATTTGCATTTGCCTCTTGACTATCTAATAAGATGGGACTATATAGTTATCAGGGGACGAGCCCAGCTGTGGTAGCTCCCAGCTAATCCAGATTAACAACAGAGAGGCGTCTGGCGTCCCTGCGCATAGAAAGGAAAATTATGACTGAGAGATGTAAAGATTTAATAGAAGACAGATGGACGACCAGGGCCGAAGATCTCGAAGATCCTGAGTATGAGGCATTGGGCTTTGATTACGTTGAACCGCATACATTTGAGAAACAGCCAGAGGGATACTGGCGCTGGCAGTTCTCCTGGGGCGGGCCCAGCGACGAGCTTCGTGGATACGTTAACGAACACAAAGAACTACATCGCCTAGAGTATTGGTATATGGACTGGTTTGACGGTGCTAAGCTGGAGGTCCAGGCAGACTCTGCTGCGTTTAGGCAAATGCAGGAAATGGTGCATTGCGCATCATGAACTGGTTGATTGTCTCAGGTTTATTATTATTAGTTGCAGCGTCCCCGCTGGGGATGCTGGTGTTGAAGG